ACCAAAAGCAAGGCCGCCCCGGTTGCCGCAAGTGCCACCGAAAGGGCAAGCGCCGCCGCTGCCGTTGCCGCCGCTTCAACTGCGAAAGGCGCGAGTGCCGCCACTACTGGCGCAAAAGCAAGGGCAAGTTTCCCCATTGCCGTAATCATCCCGGAAGAGGATTCCCGAAGGGAATTGATGCCGTCCGCCCCGGTTCCGGCGCTGGCTGCTATAACTGCGATTGCCGCCGCAACTGCCGCCATTTCAAGCGCAAGCGGCGCAAAAGCCAGATCTGCCGCCGCTGCCGCAAGTGCAAGCGCACCAAAACCAAGCCCAGCCGCCGCCGCGCCAGCTCCGGCAAGTGCCGCGCCACCTGCAAAAACAGTCATTGCCGCCCCAAGTTCCAGGATTGCAACGGCTCCGGATGCCCCATATTCCGATAATGCCGGAAGTGCCATGGATATAATAAGCAATGCAGCACTTCCCAGCATTGCCGCCGCACTTACAACGGCAAGCGCCGCACCAAAAGCCGCAAGCGCCGCCGCACCGGCCAAAAGAAGCGGCGCAAGCGCACCAGCCGCCGCACCAAAAGCAAGGATCCCAACCGCTAAAAGGGCCATTGCTATCTGCGCCGGCGCACCAGCCGCCCCTAGCTGGATCGCCGCCTGTGCCATGATATATACACCAGCCGCCGCCAGGGCAATTCCGGCCCCAAAAGCGATCAGCCCCACGGATACCGCCGTAAGCTGTGGCCCCATTGCCGCCGCTACTGCCATAAACGCTATAATCCCAACTTCCATAAGGGCAAGTGTTACAATGGCCGGCGTTCCGGCTGTTGCTACCTGAGTAGCCGCAAGGGCCATCAAAGACATGCCGGCCGCCGCCATGAGGATAGCCGCACCAAAAGCAAGAAGTCCGGGGGCTGCATTTGTCAGCTTTTTCCCGAAAGATTCTGCAATAACCATCATAGCGACCATGCCGCCTGTCATAACCGCAAGCCCAGCCAATGCCAGCGGCCCGGCGCTCGCTAACTGTGTAGCGGCGTATGCCATCAGCGACATTCCGGCTGAAATCATCAGGACGGCCGCGCCAAAAGCAATCAGCCCATTTTTGGCCGCCGTAAGTTCATACCCTACTTTTGACGCAACCACCATTAAAGCGCCGATTCCTGCCGCCATGATAACAAGCCCAGCCATTGCCAGCGGCCCGGCGTCTGCGATCCGGATAGCCGCATCAGATAAAAGCCATATCCCGGCTGCGGCAAGCGCAAGCCCAGCACCAACGGCCGCTATATTTTTAGCCGCCGCCGACATTTCATTACTTGATTGCGTGAATCCCGGCGCTGCATTTCCGGCGTTTCTGATACTGCTTACAAATTCAGATATTTTCTTTGAAACTTTACTAATCCCACCGAAAGCCGCAAAACCGACCGCCACCGCCGGGATCAGCGCAATAAATTTTTCAAAAGGTTTTACTGTATCATCACCCAAAAAGTCCACATAACCAGCCAATGCTTCCTTTGCCGCGTTCATAAGATAGGCAATAGCTTCTTTTCCCGCCGCCCCTAGCTGTGGCAAGTTCTCAATAACGCCCCTTGCAATCTGCATCAGCAAATTTCCGCCCGTTACAATAAGGCGCGGCGCCAGCCGTATAACTGCGGAACCTAATGTGGTAATCAGCCGCCCCATAGATGCCCCGATTTTAGATGAATTGTTGTCAATACCGGTTATGAACCCATCTATCAGAGTAGCCGCCATATCTATAAATTCCGGCGCATGATCCGCTATTTTCAAAAGCGCATCCGAAGCAATGCTTCCGATCTCTTCTGCCATGCCGGAAAAGCCGCCTTCCTGGAATGCGGCGTTTAGCCGTGCAACATACTGTGTTGCTTCCTGTGCGGCTTCCCTCATGGGCGCGGTCATGCCCTGGTAAATTTCAATTCCAAGCCCTTCCAGCCCACTTTTCAAAAGCGTTATATCGCCTTCCAGGTTATCAAGCCGGATCGCCGCCATTTCTGCCGCCGCTCCGGATGAATCGTCGATTGCTGCCGTCAATTTGTTAAAATCTGCTTCGCTTGCGTTGATAATTGCAAGCATACCGGACATAGCTTCTTTCCCAAAAATCGTACTTGCGGCCGCCGTCTGTTCGGCTTCCGAAAGTCCGGCGAAGCTCGACCTCATATCCACCATGACTTCACGCATGGATTTCATGTTCCCTTCGCTGTCCGTAAGCGAAAGGCCAAGTTTCTGCATTGCCGCCGCCTGTTTATCCGTTGGCGCGGACATGTTGGCAAGCGCCGTTTTTAATGATGTTCCTGCCTGGCTTCCTTTGATCCCCGCATTTGCCATAAGCCCTAGTGCGATTGATGTATCTTCCGCCGTATATCCCAGCGTACCGGCAAGCGGCGCCACATATTTAAAGGATTCCCCCAGCATAGCGACGTTTGTATTTGCGTTTGAGGATGCCGCCGCCAGCACATCCGCAAAACGTCCGCTGTCTGAAGCGGTCATTCCAAAAGCGGTAAGCGCATCCGTCACAATATCGGACGTGGACGCCAGTTCTTCCCCGGATGCCGCCGCAAGGTTCATGATCCCGGCTATGCCGTCCACCATGTCAGAAGATTTCCAGCCGGCCATTGCCATATATTCCATTGCCTGGCCTGCTTCCGTTGCTGAAAACTGTGTTGTTGCACCCATTTCTTTCGCTTTGGCTTCCAGTGCTGCAAATTCTTCCCCGGTTGCCCCGGAAATAGCCGCAACGGTTGACATCTGGCTTTCAAACGCTTTCCCAACATTAACAGAAGCGGCGGCAACGCCAACGATTGCGGTTCCGGCTGCCGCCATCCCCGCCGCCGTCAGTTTCGCCGCTCCGCCTGCAAATTTTCCAAGCATGGACATCTGCTTATTTACGCCACCGATCGCACTTCCGAAAGATGAAGCGACCCTACCGGCGATTTCTACCATTAGTTCGTGCTGACTTCTGCTCCCTGCCAATTTCGGCCACCTCCTGCGCCACTTCCAGAAATTCAAATACCGGAAGATCGTAAAGTTTCAAATAGTCCGTGTTGATAGATACAGAAAGACGGACGGCGCTTTTTTGAAGCGTCCGCCCGTCGTCGTACCTTAATCTTCGTCGTAGAAAAAACGTGTTACTGCCGTCTTGATCTTGCGGATCTCTTTTCCGGGCAAATCCTCAAAAAATTCAGCCGGAAGGCCCGTTGCTGCTGCCGCTGCGATCTTTGCATATGTGGAAGTGGTTTCCGGCATGGATGAAACAACCCCGGCTTTCCCGAAGGCCTTTTCAATCGCCGTAAGCTGCCGCCCCTTAATATCTTCCAGCCCGGAAAGGTCAATCCCATTAAAGATTTCCCCCTCAAAATCATACGGCTTTCCGAAAGTGATCACCAGATAATTTTCCTCTTTTTCCACCGTTTCAGACGGAAGAAGCCTGTTTGCTTCCTCGTCTGTGACCGTTGCAATCGGAATTTCCTCATTCTGGATATTCTCCGCGTTAAAATCCTCTCTGTTTGTTTCCTGATACTCCATTTTTAAATCCTCGCTTTCTTTTTATTTTGTTTTCCGGCTAAATCTGTGACCGTACTTTTTGCAGACGGTCAACGCCATTCAGCTTCCAGATCAGGTTATACTTGTCAAGTTCCAGCACGGGCCGGCCGCCGATTGTCATTTTGCAATATGCCACTTCCCGCACAACCTTTGGTTCCCCTTTGCCGCCTTTTTTAAGCGTCCCCAGGTCAAAAGACTTTACTTTCCCTTTTACCGTGACAACAATCCCCTGTGAATCCGTGGTATGGGATGCCGTGTTTGTGGTCTGCATGGATCCCCGGTATGTGATAATTCCGGTATGCGTGATAAAATCAAACATTTCCGTGCCGATATTCTGAAAAACGGTTTCCACTTCCAGCGACCCGAAAGAACCTTCCACGGCCTCTTCAATCTCCCCACCGATCCCGGCTCCGTCTATGGTTTCAGTCAGAAATTCAAAGTTCGGAAGCGTGACCTCACTGGCAACGCCTAAAAACTTATGGCCGCCGCCGTATGCGTTAAAATTGTTTAACAATGTAGGTATAATCATTATTCAGCTCCCCCTTTCAGCGCCGCTTCTGTGATTGTCGGATCAAACTCAAATACATTTTCAATATCTTCGGCCGGCGCATACCCGCCGATCCTCGTATGGAACATGATATGTCCATTAAGGATCTCATTGATCGGATTCTCGTCATGGTCAAATACAATTTCGCCCCCGGCTATATCGCCGGAACCCTGCAATCCGTTAAGCTGCATATTAAACCCGGAAACAACTTCATCAATCAGACGGTAATTCATCAGATCCCCGACATTCTGGAAAAATGTCAGCTTGAAATTGTTCTCGATATAATCAAAGATAGTTACAATGTTGATCCAGCGGTCAAGCGGATCCGTGGATGAAGGATAAGCCGCGGTATTGCTGCCCCAGCATTTCCAGCCATTCATATTGATCGCCGTTACCACGCCGCAAGCGTTCAAATAATCGTTGGCTTCATCCAGATCCATGAGGATTTCTTCCCCATCTGCCGTATAAAGCCCCGTGATTTTCAGATCCTTATTATCCGGTGACTGTGAAGGAACCCCGCCGTTGCTTGCCGCCAGATATTCCATATGCGCCGCAAGCTGCGCACTGAAATAATATTTATAATCCCCGACGCCGACAAGCGGCCAGCAGGCGATCATATTCCGGTCAGACATTGCCGACTTGTCTTTATACTCCTTCACATTTTCCATGCGGTCAGCTTTCCCTTCGGTTGTGTCCAGGTCACAAACAACTTTCGCCGTGAAAAGGGATGATATAAGTTGCGCCTTTGCGTTAAGGGCAAGGTTCACGGCTGTAATATGCGTCCATCCCGGCGCCAGAAGTAAGGACGGCACAACCCCGAACCTTTGATGTACCCGCCCGATCAGCTCCATTCCGGTTCTTTTCTTTGTGGTCATGTTGTAGGAACCGATCACATCCTCATATGTCACGGCTTCCGGATCAAGCTGTATATAGGTTGCTTTCAGATTTTCTTCCGCTGCTGCCGCTCCATCAGAAACAACCGCAACCGTGACGGTTCCATCCGTGTTAAAGGATGCAACATAATCTTTTTCCGGCTCATACACATTATCCGATTCCCCAGGGGAACCGATCTGCAATTTATCCAGAAGGATCCCCGTTTCCTCAATCCGTATTTTTCCGTTTGTTACCTTGTAGGTCTTTGAAAGCTCCGCCTTAATGTGCCTTGTCGGATCCAGCACATTGATCATGATGATAGGCGCAACTGCGAAAATATCAAACGAAGCATACATAGACTGGCATAACGTATACTTTTCAAAATCCGTACTGTACCCAAGCCCAGCGACCGCCGCCGCCTTACTGTGGAACATAAACGGTTTATTTACCGTATCATAGGGATTTTCCGCAAGATTGACCGGCGCCGTTCCTACAACACACTGGATGCAGCCGTCCGAAGTGATCGGAACCGCAAGCTGTGTTGCAAGGCGCCGCGTCCTTATACCATGTTTGTAATTAGACATTGTTTTTTACACTCCTTCCATGATTTCTTTTACATCCGCTTCAGAAAGCGCAAGGATCCGGTCATAGGCAACGGCAAGCGCCGCGCCTTCCGTGTTGGATTCTTTCACCGCACTTTCCAGACGGGAAAGCGGAACAATTAAATTTTTTATGATCGGCTTCCTTTCTGCCAGCTTATTAAGCGGCGCCGGAAGCCCTCCGGAAAACGTGGCCCCATGCCTTACCACGCCCCGGACCGTCGGCCCTATATACATGACCTTTTCGCCCGTATCAGTCATATTCCGTCTCCTTTATTTTGGGCGCCGCTACCGTCCAGAACGTGGCCATGCCGCCTATAAATTTCGGCCATGTATCATCTTCCTGGAATTTCTTCAGCAGCGGAAAATTGATCCGATAACGGCTATTTACAACCCTGTTTTCCAGAAATCTTTTTGCCAGCCTGTTCATGACGTTGGCAACGTCAAAATGCCCTTGTTTATTTGGATTCTTGTCAAGGATCCCAACCTGGAAATATACCGTTACCAGATTTTCCGAATCCTCGTCCTCGATTTCCTCTTCATCAAGGCATACCAGCACATACGGAAAATGGCTGTCGTCATTTTTCGTCTGCTTTGCCGGAAGGTTCTGTGGATATACGTTAAAATGCAGGTATTCCCCATCATTATTGATTGATGTATACCCTTCCAGTTCCTTTTTCACTTCCTCAATAAGAGAACGTTGCAAGTGTACATCCGATTGCATAATCAGCGCCCCCCTTGTAAAATATTGTTTACCTCTGCATCAATCCGCCGTTCCAGCATTTCAGCCGCCGCTTCCTTTATCGTGCTGATCACTTCCTCATTTTTGATCATGGATGGCACGGACGGCCCGTAAAGCTGCTTGATCGGAAGCCGTCTTGCAGAAGTCCTGTTCATGATGCCGGTATGTCCGGAACTGAAGCCAGTAACAAACGCTTTCGGGCTTCCGGAAAGTGGCTTCATGCCGCCGGCCTTTTCCACTCCGGCCTTGTAAACGGACGGGGAATAGCCCCGTTTTGTCCGTTTTACGCCCCGTTTTGGGCTGTACTTGAATTTGGATAAGGCAATCGGCCCGCCCCTTGATTTCAGCTCGGCGGATAATTTCGCCGTGGATGCTTTGGAAAGTGTTACTGTTTTTAAAACATCCCCCTGCGATATGAAATATTTGGCGGCGACTTCCCTTTTTGTTTCGGTTTTTGCTTTCTGCGCCGCTCGGTTGATTGCCCTGGCAAGCACTACGGGGGCTTTCCTTTTCAGATTCCCCAGCTTTCTTTCCAGCTCTTCAACGCCAGTAACCCTTATTTCCGAATAAATCAACCCGCATTCCCCCTCAAAATGATGGTATATCCGCCGTAATCTTCCAGCACTTGACCGATCGGCAATAATTCCCCATCAAAATCAATAATCTGGTCAATGGCCGGCGGGGGAACCATGTCTTTTTTCTGGATGAAAAACATCTTATCATCCCGGAAAATGCCGTCCGTGTCGGATGTTTTCCCCAGGTTCAGTTCCAGAAGCGTTTCATTGTCCACGACAACAAGCGTTTCTTTCCCGTTTATCATGTGAGGTTCCGCAAATTCAGCCGGATTAAAAAAGCTCTGTGCAAAATCCTTTTCAAGCTGTTCTTTAAATGACCTCATGCCGCATCACTCCCCGTCTGCTTTGCCTTCCACCTGTTCTTCCTGGAAATCAATGGTCATGGACTGTAAATCTTTCAGGCTCTTTTCCTCGTAATTTTCCCCCAGGTTAAGCCCGATTGATTCCGCATATGCGGCAACCTCTTTCTTCGACCGGATTTACCGGATCTCGTCCGGGCTTTTAAGGCCGTCCGGCTCCATCATGTTAAAGCCGGAAGGATCCCCGGAATCCTGCTCCGGATCATCTTCCTGCACATCCTCCGGTTCCTCATAAGCGGTCGCCGGAACATCCGCCGGTTCCACAAATTTTTTGGCCTTTAAAAAGGCAAGGTCAGATTTTGAAATATCATCCGGAAGGATGGAACCCGGACTGAATACTTTTCCCTTCGTGGTAACTGTCACTTTTGTTTTATATCTCATTTTCCTTTCCCCTTTCCTAGATTGATGCCGCCTTCTGGTTTGCGTAGATAATCGCCCAGCTTGCCACGTCAAACGGACGCGGAAGCGGTCTGGATGTCAGACGTACCTTTTTCACCTCGTCTTTTTCATCCGCCCACACTTTAGGAACCAGCCGGCCTTCATAGGACTTGAAAACCTTATCTTCCATCTGTGTGACAAGCCCATATTCGATCTGGCCCTCTCCGCCAGAATGACCCATCAGCACGGTTCCCGGCGGGATAATGGATTCATCTTCCCCTTCGTCGTTTAAAAACCACTCGTCATAGGTATAAATATCCATGTCAAGCTCTGCGATCCTGCCGTAAAAGGTCAGCGCCGGATCCACGACACGCGGCTCAATCACGACATTTTTCATGTTTAAGACATCCATAGCCTTAATGATGAAAGGATTGTCCATAAATTCTTCTATCACATCAGAAGCAAAAATCATGATGTCCGGCGCGTTTCCGGTTTCCTTGATGATTTTCTTTCTAATCGGTCGAAGCGTCTTTAATGGATCCACGGTTGCCAGCGACCAGACTTCATCAGCCCCCAGCACATAAATATTTGTGAACCCAAAATCGACCTGCACATCAACGCCTTCATCCTCGTCCACCACATCCAGCTTCCCTTCATAAAGCACCTGGCGGCACATCCATTCTTTTCTTCTGTCAATGGACTCTTCCAGATCCGTCATGTCTTTGGCTAAAAGCTCATCCTCACGTTCGGCCGGCGTCCTCTGTGAATACACATTTTCCCCCAGCGTCCTTTTCGTGATGTCGTCAACAGTCAGCACCCTTTCCGGCGCGATCTTTGGCGTTGTGAACTGATTCGTCTGGAATCCCTGGCGCGTGATCACCTTGCCGCCCTTGCGTGGGAAAACGAAAGGCGCCATAATGCGCTTCCCTTTCCTTACATCAAATTCAACCTTTTCTGTGACGTGTGTTTCACTCCCAGGAAAGAAAGTCCTCTGTAAAAAGCTCCGGACTGGCGGCGTCTGATCGATCGCCTGCATCATTTCAATAGTGGTATAATCAGGCATTTTCAAAATCCCCCTTTACTCATAATTCTGGACGCTGCGAAGATAGATATTGATCCCCTTTAAATCGTCCTCGTAAGTGTCAACGGTTGCACCCTCTCCGGAAACAAACACGGCTTCCCGGTTAAATTCCCCGCTCTGGTATACAATGACCGGGATATTATCCGCCGTGTTGTCGGTTCCCGTGTCGGTTTCATCCGCAAGGATGCCAAACAATTTCAGCCCTTCGCCTGCCGTACCGGCGATATATCCGGCCTTGTCGGTTCCTTTCATGATAAGGGAACCGCGTTTTAACACGCCCTGCCCGGCTTTTAAGCCGATCCCCTCTTTCAAAATGGGATAATCCGGCGATACAATGAGGGAATCCGGCTTGAAATCCCCAACTTTTTTATACATTTCCATCAATTCTTCCCCCTTCTCTTATCGCTTTTCAGCTTTGCGGCAAATCCGCTGATTTTCTGCTCATTCTGCGCTTTTTCTCTCCTTCCGGATCGTAGCCCGTGTTAGGCTCCCCGCCAACTGCTGCCGCGCCGGAACCTTGCAGATCCTTTTCCAGATCATCAATAAATTTCTGGCCGGCTTTATTGTTGGCTTTCATCTGCGCCAGCGCAAGATCGGCGGCCGTTACCGGCTCGGTATACTTTGCCTTTTCCAGCACTTCAGCCGGGATTCCTGCGGCGATCTCGTCAATGGCTTTCAGCCTTTCCCGCTCCTTTCCTACGGCGTCCGCCGCAATTTGGGCGCATATCTCCGGATAAGCTGCTTTTAGTCCTGCGGCGTCCGTGATTTCCGGCGTTGTCAGATTGTTTTCATCCATCTTTTTACTTCCTTTCTGCTGTGATATAGGTTTATTTGAAAAAGCCCCGGCGCCCTTCTGCGGCGTTTTAGAAAGTGCCTGAACCTTTTTCCGTATTTCATCCGGGACGAATTTTTCCAGATAGTTCTTGAAACTATATGAAACACCGTCCACCTTGAAACAATTTGAAAATGCACTGTTTGAAAAATCATCCTCGATCAGCCCGTCGCAAAATCCGGCGTCTATGGCTTCCTGCCCGACATACCAGCTTTCTTCATCCATGAGCTGGCCGATCTCGTCCTCTGTTTTGTCCAGCCGTTCCATATAGGCGGCCACAATGGACTTTTTGACCGTGTTTGTAACCTCTGCCAGCTTGATCAAATCGTCCGCCTGGTATGATCCCCATAGGCTCACGGACGGATTATGGGCCATAAGGATCGCATTTTTCGCAATCTTGCGGTTATCGCACGCCATAAGTACGATTGTGGCGGCGCTGGCGCATATCCCCATTATGGTTCCCGTGATCGTTGCGCTATTCATTTTGAGCGCCGTATATATGGCATTTGCGGCGAAAACATCCCCGCCCGCGCTGTTGATGCACACATTGATTGCCTTTTTATTTCCAAGCCCGTTCAGCTCGTCAATAAAGTTCCGGTATGTGATACAATCATCATCCCACCAGCTTTCTTCACTCTCAATCGTTCCGAAAAGCTGTAAATCTGCCGAATCCCCATTGTCAACAAAATTCCAGAACTTGTTATTCCTCGGATTCAGTGCCGCCCTCGCTGTCGGCGTCGCCGTCACTTTCGGCTTCCCCGTCCTCTTCGGTTTCCTCTGCATCTGTTTCTTCCTCGCTTTCTTTTATATTTTCTTTCCCAGCATCCGCGCCGCCGGAAGATGCCGCCCCGGATGATAAGCCAGCATCCTTCATCATCTGGCTTTCCCTAGCAAGCTGCGCCACATTGCTTTCAAAATCCCCGCCAAGAAGTTCCGTTGTTTCCCTCTGCCTTGTAGAAATGCCGATCTGTATGCGCTTTTCTGCGGCTGATACTTCCTTGACCGGATCAACCATGCCTTGTGCCGGCCCGTTCCACTGTGCGCCGCAATATGCCGCACGGATCAGCGGATCCAGGAAGAACCCCGGAGCATGAAGCCGGCCTTTGGCGATCGCTTCCGCAAGGAAAAGCTCATATACCGGCTGGCAAAAATCCGCCGCTATCCATGCCCGCTTCATTCTGAAGGCTTTCCAGGCTTCCAAAAGTGCCGCCCTGGACGCGGAATAGCTGGACATGAAACTTTTCATCAGCACTTCCACCGGAATTTCCAGCGCCGCGCCTACATATTTCGCAAGGGATGTCACAAAAGCATCAAAGTTTGTTGAAGGCCGCTTTGCGTCCGCAATTTCGATTTTTTCCCCCGGATTCAGCATATTTACAAGCCCGGAACCGATCTCATAGTTTATATCATCATCCGAAACACGATCTTCATCATCCACAACGCCAGTAAATCCAAACTCCGACGTTCCATTTTCGGACGTTAC